TTCTACTCAGCTTGATTTATTTTTATAGGGTACAATGTGATCACAAATGTCAATATACATATAATGGAGACTATTCTAAGTTATATGACGCGATTTGGTATGATAAAAAGAGATACAAATCTGAAGTGATATATATTTCCAAAAATGTTGACACTCAACCTAAGACAATTTTAGATCTAGGATGTGGTACAGGCAATCACATAAATATGTGGAAAGATATATGGCCAGATTCTGTTACAACTGGTATGGATCTATCAATTGATCAAATATCTGTGGCACGTTCCAAAAACCCTGGAATAAGCATAGTTCAGGGCAATTATCTTGATCGTAAAGCATGGGGAGATCAATCATATGATGTTATAGCGTGTATGTATGGCGCCGGGCAATATACAAGTAAAACTCAAAAGTTTATTCAAAATGTGTACAATTGGCTCAAGCCCGGTGGGACATTTATTTTTCATGGTGTAGATCCCAATAACATATGTGACGGGTGTGATGAAACTGCATCAAACACAGACTTACCTATTCGTTCCGATAAAGGGGGACACTGTAATGTACTTTATCCTAATCTCGTATATGGTTCGTGGTGGACACGTAGTTTATTTTCAAACTGGGTACGGTATAATGAAACTTTTTACCCTATAAAAAGTGCGAATTGGCCTAGTGATTGGGATATAAGCAAGTATGTCGGAAATAACGTACCATTGGGAATGAAAAAACATTCTAACAATAAAAAAGTTACAACAAACGGGCATAGTATGTACCTTTTACCACCCTCTCATATTTCAGCTATGGGTCGACGCATTGGTTTTACTAGAGCTGTCATCAATCCAGTACGAGGTATTAAACAGTTTGCTGATAATACTCAGGGAAGTGAAGAATATTTCATATTCTTTAAAAAATAATTGTTTATAGTAATATGCAGTACAAAGATCTGAAAGAGAAGGCTAAGAAGGCGGGTCTGCGAGTTACTAAGGATGTCCGTGGTAAGCGGGTCAAACTAACTGCTAAGGAACTCCGCGCGAAAATTAGATTTAATTTTGAAAATAGTGTCAAGAATGCTCAGCATGTTATTCGGGTGTGTAGAACTATTGTGAGCCCGGGTCCTCAAATGACAATGCGTTCCGGTGGTGTACCCCCACCTCCACCTCCACCTCCACCTCCACCTCCATCCAGGAAACCCCCAGTAAATACTAAGCGCGCGGCACTTATGGCTGAATTGAAAAATGTATTGAAAAAAAAGGGGATGAGGAAAAATAATCTTACTAATTAGTATATTACGATCATGGCTAATAATAACCAGCCCGCGAACAACGCTCTCAACAATGGTGCCAAGAAGCTCCGTGAGATTGCCCTCAAATTAGCGACCGACGCCATTAACAAGGCGCGTGCTGCGAACGGCGGCAACAACAATGCTAAGCCCAACAACAACGCGAAGCCCAACAACAACGCGAAGCCCAACAACAATGCCAAGCCCAACAACAATGCCAAGCCCAACAACAATGCCAAGCCCAACAACAATGCCAAGTCCAACAACAATGCTAAGCCCAACAACAACGCGAAGCCCAACAACAATGCTAAGCCCAACAACAATGCTAAGCCCAACAACAACGCGAAGCCCAACAACGGCAACAACAAGCCCGCCAACAACGGCAACAACAAGCCCGCCAACAACGGCAACAACAAGCCCGCCAACAACGGTAACAACAAGCCCGCCAACAACGGTAACAACAAGCCCGCCAACAACGCGAAGCCCAACAACGGTAACAACAAGCCCGCCAACAACGCGAAGCCCAACAACGGCAACAAGAAGCCCAACAACAACGCGAAGCCCAACAACAAGCCCGCGAACGCGTAAGGCTTAAAAAATATAGCTATGATAATAGCATGGGTATATTTAGAGATTTAGGATGTTTCTGTCAGTCAAAGGAACAAGACCTAAACATCAAAAATTTAAAAGACCTCGCGAATAATTGGATCATGAACGATGAAAATATTGAGAACGCACAGATACTCATATCCAATTTTTCTGAAAGTATAAAAGAAGGTGACGAGAAAAATCGTACTCGTAAAAGAGAAATGTGGTATCGTGAAATAGATGGTGAGACATCTAAAAAATTAGTACATATTTCTAAGTTGTGTGTGGTAAACACTCTTTCAAAACATCTTGAACTGAAACAGATTAAGAAGATTTTGAGAGAATGGGAAGGTGATAATTTTGATAGCATACACTACACTATTGACAATTACATCAAAAAGATGTGTGATTTGGAAGATGTAGACCTAATTTACTTTGATTCCATGGAAGATCTAGTTAAATATGATTTAGGTTCAGATTTATATAAACGCCTCGTTCTAATTATACACTTTTTTGAAAAGTTCCAGGAATTTAAACGATCTGTATCCCAAATCTGTTAGACATAAACCGTTTGACACCTCCAGTAGTTGGAAAACTCCAGAGATACCAACGTGACCAAAAACCGGCCCCGTTGATACCGCTCATTTTCCAATCCTCTTTATCACTCCGATTGACGTCTAACATTAGGTTCTGAATCCTATTGGGATCTCTCTCTGCTATAATACGTTTAGGTATCTGACCTCCATGACGTAATACATAGGAACGCATACGTGAGGGAGTCTTGTGTTTGGTGTAGTCTGAATAACCTCTTGCACCAAAATCAACAGTTTTACCGTCTTCTAAAATTGCCCTGAATTTCTTTTTAGAATTGGGGCTGCGAACAATCCTGACGCGCATACTTAATATCTACAAATATAATTTACTTACCGCAACCACATGCACCAGTGGCACAGTAGTTTTCCTTCTTGTCATCACCGGGGAAGAGGAAGAGCTTCTCAGGGCCACGCTTCACACGGTAAAGGTGGTCATACATGTGCAGCAGACCAATAGTAAGGGCGAGAGTCGCGACAACGACACCCTTAATCTTACGAGCGGTGAAAGCATACGCGATGATAACACCAGCGATGATCATCTGAACGATGGTGAGCTGGGGGATGGCAGGCATCGTGAAACGATCCTTCATCTCCTTAGTTTCAGTGGTGGGGGCGGGGGCATACATAGAGGTTTTTGGGGTATAACCTGGCATTTATTATGTAAGGAGAAAATAATGTGGTACTTGGTTGGAATTCCATTTGTATTGATCTGTCACGATTTCATGAAATTGCCTGTAGATAGATTATACTTCCACAACTGGAAAAGACCATTTGTGGGTATGAGAAATACTCTTATAGACTTTATAGCTCATTCACCCACGTACTCACCCTGGAATTTCAGGGGTCTCTGGTTAATCAAATCACATTATAAGCAGATACGTGAAGAATTTGAAGAAGTTTCAAAAACTCTAGAGAAGACTATGTATCATGACGTCGATCCTTGGTTTGACAAAAATGATAACTACTACCGATACAAATTTGATCAGTTCCCCAAACTCAAAAGTCTTGTTAGACAGATACCCTCTATTGAGGAGTCTACGGCTTCGTTCGCAGTTATGGATGCTCCTATGACTCTATCACCTCACCGAGCTGAAACAAATCATTTACTTAGATATCATCTCACGATACTTGGAAATGGTGACTGTACTTTGTATACAGAAAGAGGACCACACGTCCATCGTGAGGGTCAAGATTTCCTATTTGATCACTCAAGATACCACGAAGTTATCAAAACTGGGAACAGTAAACGGGTTGTACTCATCCTAGATGTAAAAAGATTTTAGGAGTTGAAAAAAAATGACACTGTATTATATGAAGATTAGAACGATACTTATCATATTGTTCGTAATACTGCTACCGTTTATTCTGAACTTATGGAATGGATATCTTAAACCAGCTCAGAGTGGTAAGTTCAAGGAGTTAGATTGTAGTACAATATCTAACAGTCTAAATCCATATGTAAATGACATCATACACATTGCACAAAACCATGGTAATAAATCTGCCTCAGGTGCAGTTGAAGGTTACAAGATCACTCGGGGTACAATTAAGGAAAAATTACCACAAGTATTCAAATTGGTAGATGAATATGTATCTAAGATTAGAAGTGATAAAACGAAAGCAGCTGACTGTAAAAATGAACAATACTGTTGGTTTCTGAGACTGTACAACAAAAGTGGTCACTACATTGACTGGCACTTTGACAACAATTTCACTGATGGTAAGAGAAAGACGTATGTGTGTAATATATACACAAGTGAATGTAATACATCACATCTCATGACTAAGGATCGTAACGATAAAGTCAAAATTAACGAGAGTAAAGCTGGAAAGGGTGTGGTGTACAATGGCAGTGATGTTAAACATTCAGTTTCTAAGCAACAAAATGGGTGCACTCGTATATCTCTAATTATTCCATTATATGAGAATGATTCAGTGACCCCATTAGGTTGGTTTCGTAGGATAGCGCGTAATATATCTGATAGTGTTTTGAAGTTATAAGTGTTTTCGGCAAACTGCACTATACATGTCACTCCCACCAATGAGTTCTAGAGTTTTATCAGCCACCATACGCTTTGTGAAGGGTCCAGGAGTTCCATCGTTACAGCACATACACAAAGCCGAAAGTTTAGTGACGTCACAAGCAAGTGGTATACAGTCTAGAATTTCACCAAATTTCCTTTGAAAAGAGTCAGCATCGAGACCTGCTATAATTACACTCTTTTCACAGTAAAGACAGCACTCAACGAACTTCTTCAATCTAGGGAAGAACTGTGCTTCATCTATCGCTATGATATCGGCATCATGAAACGACAAAGTATCCGTGACATCAAAAAGATCATATGTTTTGAAGCAGTCAAATTTGACATTGTCGTGCGTTTTAAGAACATCATCAGGGGATCTCGTATCTTTGGAAGAATTTATGATCAAAATTTCTTTTCCAATAACTTTTAGACGCTTAAGTCGCCGAATCAGTTCAGATGTTTTACCTGAAAACATATTTCCCATAATTATTGACAACCCCATCTCACCTGATTATTATAATCTTGTATTTTTTATATGGGTGAACTTCACAAATGTATCTTCAATGGCCACAGGGGGTACTACAATCCTAGGACAGGGCGCGTTAGATTTGGAAAGTGTATATATTCCAGTATCGCGTCAGCTATAAAATATCTCAAATGACCTTAATAAACACGGGTTTCTCAGGTCTAACAAGGAATAGTCCAACTTGTAAGACCCTTCGTGCGAATTGCGATCCAACTATGATCGTACTACTTTCCACATATTTACGAGAGTTTGGTCTATGATGATCCAGTACCTTCTTCATAGATAGAATCCTTCTTAGAGACACATTGTTACAATGTACTGTATTTAATTCAAGATTAACTGGTTCATTGTACCTTCCCCATACACTGTTTAAAAATAAATCAATATGTTTAGGTCTAGTACTATCACATATCATCAGAGAACACGTTCGTCCCATTTATATTCTGCGTGATAAAAAATATCACTAAAAAATAAGATGCCTCTCACTGATGCTGCCATCACCAAGAAGGTGGGGCAACTGCGTAAATCAGAAGGTAAGATCTATGCACCTCTCAAATATTTCAGGGGGCTCACAACTCTCGGGGAGGTTGAGGCACGCTATAAGAAGATGCTCAAGAGAGATTATAAAGGATTCAAGACGGACAAGGGACAGAAGACAAAGACTTCCTCCTACACCCAGAGATTTAGGAAGATGTATCCGGGAGCCAAATCCCTCCCTGAAATTGCTAAGGCTACTAAGATTCCTCTAAAGACCGTGAAGACCATCTACAATAGGGGACTCGCTGCGTGGAGAACCGGGCATCGTCCGGGAGCCTCTCCACAAGCGTGGGGGTACGCGAGGGTGCATAGTTTCGCCACTAAGGGGAAGACATATTACACGGCGGATAAGGATTTACGCTGATTAAAACATTCTACACACACGCTCATAGATGCTAGGTGTCTTCACTGGCTCGGGTGCAAACTTGAGTGCGAAGATTTTACCCACAATGGGTTGATTTTTCTCGGTTTCACCCGCCATCTTGTCCGAATGTTTCATCATTTCTTTCAACATATCCATCATTCGTGTGTTAGATACTAGATAGTTCCTCTGATCTTGAGCTGCGGTCTTTTCAGCCCAAGATACAGCATTCTCCCTCAACGAATTATTCATTTCGAACTGTTTCGATGCGGTGGCAGCCGGACTCGGATTCGCTTCCCTAAACTCTTCGATGAGACCACTAATGGTTTCGCCATATGTATGAAAACGTTTGTCATCATAGGCTTTATCACACACGGCATAGAGTAGTTCATCACTCACTCCGTAAAGAAGGACATCCTTGTTTTCAATCGTGTATTCAAAAAATTCATTCATTTCATCACGAGGCACCCCATCCGGGTACGTCTTGATGAGAGTATCGAGCTTGTGTTCGTAATCGGTGAGAGTCGTCATTTTTACTTAAAAAAATAGTGAATAGTATATTTACTTAGGTACAAAATGGACAGCCCCCGTGCCCTACGTTCATCACCCCGTTTCATGTCTATGACCAAGGACACGAAGCGTCAGCGCTCCCCTCCACCTGAAGAACCTGAAGAACGAATCTCTTGGGACGACTACTTCATGAAAGCTGCAACTCTGGCATCGGTTCGGTCTCCGTGTGATAGACTAAAAGTCGGATGTGTTCTAGTCAAGAACAATAGACTCATAAGTATGGGGTATAATGGATTCCTCGCTGGTACAGATCATAGGTCTATTATACGTTGGGGTCATGAGCAAGCCACGATTCATGCAGAGATTAATGCCATCACCGATGCAGCGAAGAGAGGTGTCTCCATCGATGATGCCGAAGCCTATATCACACATTATCCGTGTATTAACTGTTTTAAAGCTCTTGCGAGTAGTGGGGTAAAAAAGATATATTACCAAGTTGATTACAAAAACGATCCAATCCTTGAAGAATTGGATTACGGAATACCACTCATACGATTATGAATAAGATCACAATATTCCTTATTTATTTCTACACCGATGTAAGGTAGATCAAGCTTCTTCGCCGCTACACATTCACTACCAGAACCCGCGAATGGTACAAAAACATACCCGTTTTCTGGTGGCTGTTTACACGACTTTAGAAGCTTTTCACACAACTCCAATGGCTTTTGGGTGGGATGATCTACACGTTCATTCTTTCCGGCACCTCCAGCTAGAGCTGGTATTTTGATAACATCTCTAGGAAGAGCACCACCGGGGTGTGCCGTATACGTTGTATCGGCTGCACCCTCTTTGGAAAAACGTCCCTTTGTTCCTTTACGCGTTTTACCAGCTGCACCATTTACGAATCCTTGGGTGTATGGTTCTCGGACGTCGTCTCTGTGAAATACCTTGGAATCTTTCCACAGAACAATAATAGATTCATGGGAACGTTGCCAGAAATTGAGTGATGGAGTTGTTTTATTTGTATAGTGCCACACTACCCACCGTCTATTGACTTCTTCTGGAATGCGAGCTAGGATGAGAGCTAGGATTTCACTGAAGCCATAGATGAACATCGTACCATCTTTGCGTAAAATTCGCAAACATTCCTTGATCCAATCGTCACACCACTTAAGATACTCACCCATCGGCTGTTTATCACTCTTGTTTCCAAAGTCTTTTCCAATATTATACGGAGGATCTGCGATCACGATTTGTGCACTTTCTGTACCTAAGTCAGGAGTAATCTTCAGTAGATCATCATTAATCACACGAGACTCCATCATGTCTGATTATACTCCGATAACTTTAAATATGTCTGAAGACGAAATCATTGCCGCTGAAGTACTTACAACTATTATCGACAATACAGTAAGTATGATGAGTGGTGCAATTAGAATGACCACCTTTTTATCCACTGGTCATAATGTAAATAGATTAACTGAATCTATTAGAAAAAATGTGTCAAATTACCATAATACATTTGATCAGCCACTTAAATCTACTTACTGGGAAGAAGTTCTTCACAATTCGTTTATAGATATTAATTTTACAACGACGTGGAGACCAAACGAATCCCATCGTGTTGGTGAAGATATGCGGATTGATGATTTAGAATCTTCTCGCATTTCATGTAAATCTGGACAGATTCTAAACAATTCTGTGGTTGAATATAGTGGTTCACGTACGACGAGACATAGAACACTAAGAGACAAAATAGATTTTTTGGCGACAAGACATCACGATTATCATTTCATGTTGGCTAAGAGTAAACCATTCAACGGTATTTACAGGCTTCTCATCATCAAAGAGGAAATGGCCAATGTAGGAGATTTAGATTGGCACTCTGATGGTGATAATTATGTAAGTGTTGGTGGACCATTTGAAGCTAAAATAGTACATAATATGAGTGGTCAGTTGTGGGTTAAATTACCCCTTGAAAGAGTTGAACATGATATTGTTATAGACGTTAGACATTTGTTGTAATATTTTCAAATGGATAAAATTCTATATCTTCATTTGTTTTATTAAATGGTTGTTTAGAAATGTAAAAGTATAATTCTTCATAATAACGATAGTTTCCACATGAACACTTCAGATCATACATCATGATACCAATTTCACTCATAGGATAAGTCTCTTTTAGTTTTTTATTAATACTAACCGGGTAATGTTCATTAAAACGTTTAAAATCATCTTCAGTTTGTATCAATACCATGTGATATTTTTTATTACTTCCCTTCTTTAATTTAAGATACTTGTTGTATAAAGGTCTAAGTTCTTCAAATTCACCACGCATATCCATAGTGTAATTCAATACACCACCATCATTGAGTAGATTTTTAATTATATGGTCGTCGTGTGAATCAAAATCCATAACTGTATTATTCGTGGTAGTTCTTGCTATATCATACACAATTACGTCAAACTTTCGTTTATCCGTGTATATATATTTATAGGCATCCATGGCTGTTAAATCTAGTCTCGGGTCATTGAATGCATCTTGTGTATATTTTCTCATAATTGGATTCGTTTTTACAAAGTCAATCAATACGTGATCAATTTCAACATTCTTGATGTACACATCTTTTTGTTTCAGAGCTCGCATGGCTGGATATCCATCACCTCCCCCCAAAATAAGGATATTTTTCAAGGGGGTGTTTAACAGTTTAATTGGTGTATCAACCATTGCGTAATGTGATTTATTGAACTCTTTGGTGTGATTTTGTATAGCACCATTTAAAAACATAGCAACATGATTCGTCTTTTTATCTCTTGCTAAGTCAATCGTTTGATACGGACTTTCGAGGTGGTGTAATACTTCTAATCCCCGTGTACTAATACTTGACTCACTTTTATTCCTGTAGATAAATAGACCTACTGAGATTATGAGTAAAACAAGTACTACAGTCTTCATCTTATATGTTCGGACAATTTATAACATGAAAATTAACGCCTTAATATATTGATTTTCATAGATGTGGATTCAAACTCACTTTTCAAATGATCTATCACAGAAATACACTTACTTTCATTTTGTTCACATGTGAAGAAGTCTATACGAATCTTTTGATGTTCGGGCCATGTATGCATTGAAAAATGACTTTCTGAGAGTAAGTACAACAAGGTTAATCCATGGGGTTCAAAGTGATGTATCATCTTATCTAATATAGTCGCTTCCCCATTTTCTAATGAGTTATTACAAATCTTAGATAGTTTATCATTATCCATAACTAAATCATTATCCACATTATCTAGATCAACTATATAATGTACACCAACTGGTAAGAGTTCGGGTGGAGCGATATAAAGGGGTGGTGGTAGTGGATTCGACTCTCCCGAACGAATAACTAACTTTCTAGGATCATCACGACTAGAAAATCCAATTGGTTTTGCCTTCCGGCGACCGTACATCTATATGTTAATCACGCTTATTCTTTATCTTGACTAAAATTATAGGATGCCTTGTCCTATTTGCACAGGAGCTTTGATCTCAAAAGCAGCTGCAAGTACGGCTGCTGTATTAACTGCCGCGAAACAAGTAAAAAAGACTAAGAAAAAACCTAAACCTAAAAGTAAATAGGATGATACTTCTTGACCAAATAGCACGTTACATATCCAAAGATATCATGCTACCTACACGATGTTATGCGACTAAAAAGCAGCGTGTATCGGTAAAGGATTGTTGTGAGTGTAAGATATTCTGTAAAAAACCACCAAAGGGTTCAGTACCTGCGGTAGTACTATTAAAGAATAAATATCAATAAAGAGTAATGGATCCTTCGCAGATTCCCAGAGATATTTTACATGTACTTCAAAGTCCCGAGCTTCCAATGGCCAAGAAAATGATGGCCTTCAATATGCTCATGCCCAATCTACCAGCTGATCCAAAACACACACAGGCGTATAACGACAACCTAGAGGTTGGTAATACGATTAAGCGTCTTGTGGACGAGGGAAAGATAAGTATCAATGGGTTAGACAGGGACTTTAAACTAAACATAATTACCAACTCGCAGTAGAAACATGACGAAGTTCATTCTCCTTCTCATCAAATTGTGCGGGGTCAAATACAATTTTGCGCTTCACTTGAGACGTTTCCTTTCGTTCCACGTGAGATGTTTTATTACCCGACGCATACGGGATGGAGGAATGGTGTAAACAGATGCGCACCTTACCATCCGTGTTACGCTTGTAGCCGAATGTATATTCAACCTCTGAAATTTCACCAGTGGTGGCACATGTGAACTCGTAGGTACCCATGGCGTGTGCCACTTCACCATGACAATCAATCTGATGATTATTGAATATCACCCTACTGAAACCCTTTTTGGCATTGATGGCGAACCCTTGATCTTCTTTGAAACCACTGATTACAGCATCGTGACCCACAAAGTAAGACATAGCGTCATTTGCGGTTGGGCGAAACTGTTGTTCTACAGCCTTTGTGGGTTTGAAGAGTACGTTAGAATGTTCATAACCATACAACTCACCCGCTCGCTCACCCGCGAGACTCACGTAGTCTCCACCCGTAAGGAAAGAGTTGGAAATATCCACGATGGAGTCCGCCCAGAAGTTCTGTGCCTGAATGACTTCATGTTCTGTCACATGGTTGATAAGTTGAGAGGCTTCATTCAGATCAGAAAAATCTTCCATGACTCGTGTCATTGGTGTACGTGCGCGAGTAGTTAATGGTTTACTAAATCCACGGGCTGCATTAACTTCTATGTCATATTGGGCAGGATCCGTAAATACGCGAGTTTTAACATTTCGTGTGGTTGGGATAAGGAAGGTGAGTGCGAAAGACATGTTTTCTATTTAACAGATCTATTCTTTATCCCCCTTCTTTTTACCCGGGCGAATAGCCCATTTATTCTCTTTATTAAACTTCTCATAATCAATTTCTTCAATCTTGAACTTTTCCATGATGAACTTTTTTAGAGGGTGTACTCGACCTGGAGCTTCGACAGGTTCTACAGAATCGTTCTTTTTAGCGCAGGTACGGACATTGGGTCGTATGATTATGGGTTTTAAAGCAAACATTTGATATATCTATAATGGATATAAAGTTTTAACACGTGGCATTTACATGAAGATTGAGATCTCGAATGGAGATCTAATAGATAAGATTACGATTCTTGAAATTAAAATACAGGAAGTTTCTGATGAAGAAAAACGAAAAAATATTATCAAAGAGTATGAACTTTTGATTAAACACGAGTTTAAATGTCCACATAGGGATAAGTTGAAGGATATAAATTACGCGATTTGGGGATATCAGGATATGATTAGAATGTTGTTACGTAAAAATGGTTTGAACAACACATTCATGAACTATGCGAAAAGAGTTCATGAACTTGGTGAAGAAAGAAGTGCACTTAAGAGACAAATTGATATAGAAACCAGATCAGAAATAATTGAAGAAAAGGGATACAAGACACCTGATCCTACACCGTGTCATTCATATTCATCCCTAGATGATCCCGTATTTTTCATGGATGGACATTAATAATGTATAATTCCATTGGCCGCGAGAGCTAGTTTTGCCACAGTCATGGCGGTGAGACCGACCGCAAGCTCCGGCCACTTCACCTTAAGTAGACGACCCGCGATCGTCATGGGTAGAATCCATGTGACAAGTTGAAGTTGTGCATAGTTCACAAGATCTGGAGAAGGTAAAGCGGCTTGGACGCGTATAGGTTTGACCAGGCGTCTATTAGTTCTTACCCTCGTCTGAAGAAATTTTGTAGGTGTTTTTTGGATGTAAATAGGTCTAGCGAGAGCTAACATTTCTATATGGACGAAGTTTCTTCTCTTTATGTATTATAGGATGGGAAGAACCAACTATTCTTATAATGGGTTGCTTTCTGTGATCACACGGAAACCTATTTATAGGTACAAAGTGAGGCAGAAGACTTCTCAGGAGGTCATAGATGAACTTAGAGAATCCGGTAATCAAAGAAAAGTTGACAGTATCACAAATATCATTGCTCGTCTATTCTATGTACCCGAAGTGTATCTGGAAAGAAATAGAACGGGACCCAGAATAAACATAACTGGTAATTCAAATGTATCCGTCGATCAAGATTCGAATTATACAGATCTCGGTGCGACTTCGAGTGAAGCTGTGGGTGGCATAACCATTGATGAAACCAATGTGGATCTCACGACACCGGGTATTTACTTTGTTACCTATACGGCCACCGACGCACTTGGATATTCCACTACCGTGAGACGCTACGTTGTTGTAGAAGCCGTGGTAGAGGAGCAGACTGGAACTGGTACTCTGAGTGATCCTTTCGTATTGGTATTTACAGGTACTTCACCCCATTTGGATACGACAACTCTGTACAGAGGCAAAACGTACAGGTTCGACTACAGTGGAGTGTCCGCGTTTGTTAGTGGAGGTTTCGCTATAACAAGACAAGTGGATACCGTTTCTCGGTCAAATACCGTAAAATGGGAAATAGGAGCTACATACCCCAGTTCTTCAATTACTATGTGGACAGTTCCAGAAACGTGTCCGGATACTATGTATTGGTACGTCATAAACGGTTCTACCCAAGGTGCATTAACTATTGCGTATCCTACTGATAGAGTATTACCCACGAGATATAAGATTCGTTGGTTGGATCCCGATCAGTTATTTCCGGCTAAGATTGACAGGGATAATATAGATGCGGGATTTGCACGCATGGAAAATATATTCACTGGAAGAAGACCCGCGGCGGAAGCCGCTGCGTTACATTTTGACACAACCATGACAATGGCAAACAATGCGGCGATGAGTTCTGCGGCGACGGGTGGTCCCACGTCAAGTGATTATACCGTTGTTCCGGGTGGTTTCGAGTACAACGGATGGACAGAATCGGGTACGATCACTTGGAAAGCACCTGGTCGTACATCTGTATCCGGTAATGACAGTATCTATGACAAAGCTGGTGCTACCAACAACTACACAGAAATGACAGTGGTACACGAAGGCTTACACGCTATAGGAACTGGTTCAACTAGCGCTATTATAGGTAGAAACTTTAACGGTAATACGGGACTTGCAATCAGACACCCAACAGATCAAGGTGCTGAAGATAGCGAAAACTATCTTTGGACAGGGTCAAATGCGCTTGCTTGGTATAAAACTTACTTTGGAAGCGCCATCAGTTCGGATGTTGAGGGGGTTCCATTTAAAGCTGGAGACTTGTCACATTGGGATGATTACACAAATGGAGGGCGCGCACTTGAACGCACCATAAATGGTAAAACGTACTTGGGAATATGGGATGAAGTCGTTACTTCTACGGGTGGTGATTACATAACCGGTTTGACAGCTGGACTCTTAAAGGATATTGGTTTGCCAATCAACATGAGTAATGTTGAAACATCTACTCCACCAACAGTGGCAAAGACGTGGGCGTTTGATGTAGGTGCTGGTCTTACACTCACAGCGAACACGGATATCTACACAAATACCTATACAAATTCGTCCCTCTCTGGAACAAATCCAGAATTGAAAATAGAACCCGAAGATGTGGTCGTGCTTAACATTTTAGCGGGTGGAGCTACTATCAACGTGTATTCGAATACGTCAGTGGGTACTATGGAGTGGGATCCTCTCACGACTGGAGTAACGTCTGGTACTATTACGGTAGCACCGACCAATTCTAATGTGGAACAGTGGCTATACAACAGCGTATTTTACACAGATGGAACAAATCATGGTAAAATTACAGTAAACAGTCTTGTCTATGACGAAGGAAGGGATCATGATTCGGACGGTGTTTACAATAATCGTGATCCTCAAAGTCTTTCGTTCACACCTGAGTACACAATCTTTACCGATTCCAAATTTGATGCAGCAATGAAATGGCAAGGTTCGAGTAATGGGTACTACACGGCGAATACATCTACTGCGACAAACTTTCCTCTTTATAAGGCGTCTACCAACACTACTACACCTACGAGTGGGTTCACAGTTTCGGATGGTGAGCCATGGGCGCTATCCGCCGCGGTGATTTGTGGGAGAAGACAAGCGGGTTGGGATCAAGATTCTGGTATTGTTCTTTTGAATACACAGGGTGGTAGCGACGGAAACATCACACTCTCTACACACGAAAACAAAGAGACGGGTGATTTCTACGCAAAGTTCAGGTACGGTAACAGTGTTGAAATTACAACCGCTAATATAACTTTTAATCACTATTATACTGGATTCTATGTGGATTACGATGGTGCACAAGGTTTTCGTATGTTTACATATGATTACAAGACGAACACACTCACACAAGTTCCTTCCGTTAATGTGGTTGTAACGGGTACTGTGGGTCCCATGCGCGCAGCAAATTTTGAAGTAGCCAAGACACCCGGAGCCGATAGATATTGGAATGGAAGAATCTCACACGTGACCGTAACAACCCTTAGGTCGGGTGTGGCTCTTCCTACAAATACAGAAGTTCTCAACATGATTAAAAATCCCGATACATGGTTGACCACGTACAAGGTTGGAAATTCGTTAAGATTACCAGGTGCAGCAAATGATGACAGTACTTCAGTTTCTCCAACAACTAAGACATTGGAGATTTTTGGTGGGTCTTTTTATAGAATTTCGGAAAGTGGGACTCTCTTGTATACACAAGGTTCATTCTCATCACCAACAAGTATTGCCACCGAGTTGGCGAGAGGATCCATATATGAAATTGACATTTCAGGGGTTTCTGCTGGGAAAGAGTTGCGCCTGTCTACATCATCGGTATATCACTTTGGAAGTCTCTCGGCTGCTCAGGCGAATCTATACACGTCAAACGTGACTTATACTACAGATACGATAACAGTATCGGCGGGAGATGATACACCAGACTTTTTGTACCTCTTTGACAACCTTGACGCATATCCACAATCTCCGCGTGATGGACCTTTTGAATTTACTGGGAGTGGATTTCCTTCTGGATCGGTGACCACGTCTTTCACGAAACGCTCCATCGGTGATAGTGTATCGACGAATATTCAAAAATCGGCGCAAGCGACAAAGGTGTACTATTTTTCAGGTCTTTTGGCAAAGGGTCCGGGTGTAGCATCTCAAGAAGCACGTTTCAGAAATGATGTATCATATGACGCGACAGAACATTTTCTAGTAAGTAACTAAAGAGGAATGAATTCCCTAACTGAAAAAATACACATGAAGTTTTGTTCTGATAATGCATGCAAGGAATGCAGTAAACCCGAGTGGATTCCTTGCCCACATTGTGGGGTAGAGTATATGAAAACTATGATGACTGAACATATTAAGGTGTGTCCTAGTCTGAGTACATAAGTCCCGCGATTCCATTTTTGATTTTGATGAAATTATAATTTACTGCGTAGATTGGACGGTTCACCGGTGCCGTGCAATGTATTCTGAATCCATCGATCCGTGAAAAATTTAGAGAACCCGTCATCTGGTACCGAGACGTATTTATGCAAAACGGATAAAAGAACATGTTCTCGGCGTTAGAAGAGGAATATTCGGTATGATAATAAGAAGGGATGGCTGTAAAGAACGGTATCGCCGTTTGTTGTTCTGTCATGTCTACACCATTTACTTCTAGACTTACTTTATTATTTATTGAAACTAGGTTATTATCACCATAAGCATTACTTGAGGCTATGAATTTTACGGGGTGATTGAAAAAGAGGGTTTGAACTGGTTCATTTGATGGTTCAGTTTTTTGAACTTGTTGAATCAACATTATCTTTTCTTTTGGACTAGCTATTTGTTCTCTCTCAGCTTGATCTAGTGCTACATATGTAGCAAATAACTTTGGTTTATAGTTGGCATTGAGATTGGAACTCCATTTAATTTTTATACGCACATCACTGTATTGGATAGCTAGAAGTGGTATACTGTATCCCCAGTTTTCACAGTGGAAAAAGCGGAATGGATAAAAGTATGATTCAGAACCCAAACCACCATGTAAAGATGCTTGATATGATTTGGCAAATGTTGTTGCGAAAAGATCTATTGCGATTTCTTCTGTGAATTCTGACGTCTGACGATCTATAAGTTGATCTCCGATATATAATTCTGATTCTTCGATAACATTTGACCAATCATCAATCAGTTTACTGGAACCATTTTCTTCGACTGTCATGAAACAATAATTTAACAGATCACCTGAACGCCTGAGTGTGATCGTTGAAGTGTTACCAGCAACGGGGTTACCTTCTATAACCTGTTGCTGTTGGAAAAGTGAAAAATTTGTATGCCTTTTATGTGTGGAGTTAAAAAAACTGATTTGTGGATCTCCAGAAATACGAACATCTTGGGCACCCAATGCAATCAATCTGGCAACTGCTCCTGAACCGGACATCTTCTATTATTAAAAAAGATAATTTAAACACCTAAGTGAAGCAAGAATACATTGTTTTTATAAAACTTACAATGTCTACTACCATGAACTCCCGTTCCATTACCGACTACATCCTCAAGCTCGAGAAGGAGAACCACGAACAAGCTGAAACCATTCGCACCCTCACTTTCAATGAGATTGGTCTCAAGAAGGAAATCCGAGACTTCAAGAAGACCCGCACCGACACAGACTCTCATGAGGTATCTCGCTTCAAGATTGAGCAGCTCAAGAAGCTCTATCAGCAATCTGAGAAAGAGCGCGTCCAAGCCCTTAAGGAGCTTCTCAGCTACCGCAAGAAAGACAAGTCGTCTCTTTACGACACAACTTCAAGGACATACAACTACAACCAAGGACTTGTTAAGTATCTTCTGGAACTTGGAAACATGACCTCCGACTTCTACAAGACTGCTGCCTACGAGACAGCCGCGGATATCATTGGAAACCTCCCTTACGAGGTTGAGAGTGGTGAGAGCCTACTCAACCTCAAGGGTATTGGTAGAGGTATCGCTGCCAAGATTGATATCTACATCGATGAACAGGATTCTGATTACGTAGAGTCCGACGTTTCTGATGAGGAATCCGTTGCATCCAATGACCCTGAGTCAGATGACGAGGACTCATTCGTTTCTGAGACTGACGATGAGGAGTACTTTGTTTCCCACAATGCTGGCCTCGCTGAAATGATCTACGAGTATGCTGACAAGGCTGAAGACAATTTCAAGCGCGATGCATACGCCAGGGCTGGTGATACCATCTACAATCTTTCTTACAAGATCACCAGTGGTAAAGATGCTATGAAGCTCCGAGGTATTGGAAAGTCCATCGCCAAGAAGATTGACGACTACCTCTTTACTTCTTCGTAGATGTGTTTTATACTTTTTATTTTCATAGCAATTGTAATGACATTATTATTAATTCTAATATTTCTTGCCTTATTTTTCATGTATCACACACGTTCCCAATCTCGTGTTAATTATTTGGGACAATTTTATGATATCTATACCCGTAATGTCTACCCTTTCCATAGAAAGATTGGAACAAAGGAGCGTGAATATATCTCTAATTTAAAGGGTGTTTATGATTATTATAAAGAGTTTCGGGAGACTGTACACATATCTCCATATAGTTTCAGCATTTCTATAGATAAAGAGACCAACAAAGTTAACCTAACACGAGTTAACATTGGATCAGTTGAATCAGATATTACTTCACATGTGGAGAAGTTATTGCGACACATTGGGGTTGATACCCAAATATGCGCTCCGAACTACAGATACTACGGGGTTGGTTGGGATCTTGTTGATGAGATTATCAAGTTTTACACATTGAGTAATGATAAGAGTAAGATTGAATGTTACGTCTATAAAGTCAAGAGAGATGCTGAAAATGAGATTATCGAGTCAAAGTTTGAGACTAAAAAGGAATATGACGTCGGAGAGAAAAATACAGTCATGCATAAAAATGGAATGAAGATTAACCAGAAGAACCTCTCTAGGATCGCTCCCACGAATACTAAACATCCAGTGGCAAATGATTGGATAAAGAAAATGAAAAAATTAGGTTTCATGTTTGACACCCACAGTGATTATGATGGAAAGATTAATCTGTACTTTGACTAAAAATCTCAGTATATACCAAACAATGGTTTCGTATGTATTAAATGTGGACAAGGCGGGTGATCTTAAGTTTGGTCGTAAGAAGTGCCGTCTTCATAAGAAGAGTGAAGTGGTACAGGTTGCCAAGGACTATGGTATACCCACCCCTAATAAGAAGACTGTCAGTGAATTGTGTGGAAGTTTAAAGAAGAAAATTCAGAAGGCTGAACGAGTCTCGCGAGAGGAGGTGAAGAAAATTCTCGCCAATCAGAATAATGTTCCCCTCGCGAAGCTGTACCCAGAGGCGGCTAAGAAGCGCGCCGCCGCCAAGAAGAAGACACTTACACCCTCTATGAAGGCTGCTCTTAAGAAGCAAGCAGTGAAGAAGGGTATTAACAGTTTCATGAAAGGTATGGTTACAACAAATTCAAACATCAAAAAACTTCGGGAACTTAATGTTAAACCTTCCAAGAAGGCTCAACCCATCACCAAGGAGGAGGCCATCAAGCGTATCGGTGCCATGAAGGGTCTCAATAGGAGTGCGAAGGGTAAGCTCGTGAATCGCGTCAAGATGGGAACCATGTCTCCTCGTCGCGTCGTCAAGGTAGCTCGCGAACTTTCTAGGTTAAATGCCACCGGACACCGTGTTGAACTGTAAATTTACTCGTCTATGGTAAGATTGTTGTAAACCTTTTCTTCAGTGTCATAAAAACTTGTACTATCACCAATCATCATTTCTCTCACAATTTGGTACAATACCGATGAGAGTGCGAATTTGTACGCAAGGAAACCAACAAATGTGGCACCATAATCAAAATCAAATGCGAATGGTGCGTTATTCCACGACACTTCAAAAGCAGCGGCACCTAGAGGTGCAAAGAACTCCTTCTGAATTGTTGAATTTTCAAGTTTATCTACCCGATTGGAGAGAAGACTCACATACGTATAAGATGCTACTGCACCCAGCATCGCGGATACACCCTGATCTGCACCTTGTGTGATGAAGTAAGAAGCACTCAAAGCAGAACCATAAGCAGCCGTAGAGTTTTTTAGAGTTTTTTTTAGGTGAGTATATTCAGTGTGAATTGGTTTACTGAAGGCGTAAGTGAGAGACATTTCTTGATTAAATATAGTTAAAATCTTTATCTCAGTTAAATTTAATAAATGCCTTGTCAACTCTGTAAAAAGAAATGTGGTGTCCCTATAGATTGTAAATATTGTGGTGGTAGCTTCTGTCCGAGTTGTCTCAATTTGACAAAGCATGATTGTCAAGGTGCAGATATCAAGAAGATGAAACAACGTAAAGAACTTGAGAAAAACATAGCATTTGAACCACCACCTAAATGCTTAAAGATTTGACATCTTAATAGAATAGCGTGGGAGGCTCCAATGTGCTGAGATGTCCGAGTGGTCTAAGGAGGACGACTTAAGATCGTCTGTGCTATGCACGCGCGGGTTCGAACCCCGCTCTCAGCATCTATGGGCTTGTAGTGAAACGGATATCACTCCAGACTTCTAATCTGGTATTCCGGGTTCGATTCCCGGCAGGTCTGCCAGCACTCATAGCTCAGTGGTAGAGCGCAAGCTTAGTAAGCTTGAGGTCAGGGGTTCGAAACCCTTTGAGTGCATCTATATTAAAAAGAACACAGCTATATCTCATAGCATGAATAACGACAAATCTATAGTTTTTATTCATGATGTGGCTTCTGCTCTCTTTTTAATCCCATTTTCTAGTTTGTGTATAGCTGAAGTATTTTTTGGATATGTCATCGAGCCCATGTTTTTGACAACTGCTCTTTTTTACCATCTAGTTTATGACACGGTTTGGTTATATTGTTTACCCCAAGCAACACACCTGTCTGGTTTTGTGATGTTACATCATATTATTGCCGCGTCTATGTTACTGTATCCACTTTATAATCCCGAAGCTACTCAATTAACAGCCCTAGCTGGACTTATTGAAATTGACACATCTATTTTGATTCTACGTCGCCTATTTAAAAATTCTGTATTTTTGGATCTTCTCTATCGTATCTCCAATCTGGTTATACGGGCATTTTACGAAACTCTAGTTTTATTGTTTGTCGTTCAATTCTTTCGTGAAGAAAGTCTACTCGTTAGAATTCATATGGTGGGTTCACAGATGTTTATAACTGTATTTAGTTACGGTATATGTGCTATGACATTTTCAAAAGAACCTCGTAAAAGGATTAAAAGCAGTTGACATGTTTAAGATAAGATGAACGAATTTCATAAAATTGAAAATCAAATATCTAAAGGTGTTACACATAGGACTTTACGGATATTTCATTGGATCAAGAAAATCACGAAGATTGATTAAAGATTTAAATCTAACTTAATACTAGTATGCAGATATTTGTGAAAACACTCACTGGAAAGACAATCACCTTAGAGGTTGAGTCTTCCGATACAATTGATAACATCAAGGCTAAAATTCAAGATAAGGAGGGTATTCCACCTGATCAACAGCGACTTATCTTCGCAGGTAAGCAGTTGGAGGATGGTCGCACCCTAGCAGATTACAATGTTCAAAAGGAGTCCACACTCCATCTTGTTCTCCGTCTTCGTGGTGGTGCCAAAGAAAAGGAGAAACCTAAACGTAAGCCTAACGCTTACATGAATTTTGTTAAGAAAATACGACCCACTGTAGTAAAGGATTACCCAGATCTAACTTTCACTGAAATTGGTGCGAAGTTGGGTGAGATGTGGAGGGCTCTCACTGAAGATGAAAAGAAGAAATATGCGAAAGCTTAAGGATTTGAATTTATAGGTCAATAGATGCCTCTAGGGGTCAAGAAGCTTTGTTACGATGCTTGTTTGCCTACTCGTGGTTCTGATGGTGCTGTGGGATATGATTTATATAGCTCCGAAGCTGCGACTGTACCGTGTCAAGCGGGGCGAGCTTTAGTTGGTACCGGTATCGCTTTGTCTATCCCGGATGGCCTGTACGGTCGTGTAGCTCCTCGTTCTGGCTTAGCTGTGAAGCATTGTATCAATGTTGGTGCAGGTGTTATTGATCCAGATTATACCGGTGAAGTCAAGGTCGTCCTATTCAATCATGGCACGGAAGACTTTGAAATCAAGAAGGGTGATCGTATCGCTCAACTTATTTTGGAAAGGTGTGATACACCTATGATTAAGGAAATTGGTCTACTTGACGAGACACTTAGGGGTGACGGGGGCTTCGGATCTACTGGTCAATAAGGTCATCTTTACAGAACCATAAATCTTCAGCTCTAGGCATGAAAAGTATACCATGACTCATAGTCATATACAATTTAGCTTTATTGACATTCGGGTAAGACCACAATATCCACCTTTCCCAATATTCAGCCCGGAAGAAATCTTCCCAATCTTCCTTAGAACTTTCCCTTATTTTCAACATTTCGTTCTGTATCTCATACGGATTTGTCTCTATTCGCAGCTCCTTAGGAATGATAGCACCTTTCCTAAGAAGTTGTGCACGCATAAGTCTTGGATTACCATGATCTGGATAATGCTGAAAACCTTTCTCACCAAAATCTATATTGCGTTTATTTGGTAAAGTTACTCTATATTTGTGGCTGATTGTAGGACTTGGTTGTAATACGACGTGCATTAATAGAATATAAGGAAAAAAATATAAGAATAGTTATGCTTGAATATACCTCACTCGATGGTACTATCATACGAGTGGGTGAAAATGCGAAAGAGAATGACAAACTCACAATATCAAGTGCGCCAAAATACTGGTGGATGCATGTAGCTGGATACTCTGGTGCTCATGTAGTCATATGTAATGAAAGTAATCCGTTACCAAAAGAGACTCGTAAAGATGCTACTGTACTCGCCATACATCATAGTAATGCACCAGATACTAAGATGTCTTGCGTTGACATGGTTCGTGTAGAACAAACGGTTTGGGTGAGACAGGCAGGTAAAGTTAAATTGGAAGGAGATCTAGTAGAACTTTCAATTTTTATGAGAAGAGAGAAGGAACGTTTAGAGAGATTATTAAAAAATCGTCGTTATATTAGATGAAACTAGCTCCTCTAGGAGTTTTCTATATATACGTACTTCGTAAACTCTATAATTTAGGTAAGAAGAAGCCACCACGGAAAAAACGCTTCGCTCCTTGGGTCTAAGTATCAAAAATAAAAGAATTATCTGGATCATAATAAATATTCTTTATGGTTTGTGGACACCCGGAGCCGGTCCAGTGGTGAATACTTTTCATCGTGACACCTTCGGGAAGTAGATGATATACAATCGCTGCCGAAATACTTTTGTTTTGGGGTCGCCCGCCACATGCACCTCCTTGATACAGACCCCTTTTTGAGATCTCACTACATAATTTCATAGCCTGTTTCCTGATTTTGATCTCACGACACTGTTGAGGAAATGAATGCTTTGAGTGAATCTTTTCAAAACACTTGTCAAGATAGTCGTCTGTAATATCTTGAAGTTTTACTTCTCTTTCAATATACTTTTCGTAATCACCATCAGATTCTTTATCATTTTTCTCCTTTTCTTTTTTTTTATATTGCTCGAGTTCTTGTTTAAGTGAATCAAGCTCTTGTTCAAGCTTTGTATAATCACGAGATTTTTTCAAAAATCTCTCCTTATAATGATCTCCTCGCACGAGTGCGCTTTCTCCTTTGCGCTTCATGCTAATGACACTGAGGTTAATTTGACGTTCTTCTTTATATGTGGATCGTTGCGATGGCATAATGATAGATGTTTTTAGATAAAAATTACAAGTTTAACTTCTACTTAGGTTGATTTTAAACACCGAGCATTCCTTTTACTTTCATAACTCTGGGTACGTTCTTGATCGTCCTCTCCAACTCCTGAAAATCTTCCCAGAGACCGGCTTGTTTGATGAATTGTTGAGTTCTAGTTTTCATATTGTACATAGATTTACCTCTCAGTATACTTTTTCGGGCTGTCTCTACGGTGGTGTTATTGATACTGATCTTTTTAGAACCTAATTTCAGAGCCGTTTTTTGGACATCTGTCAGAGTCTGAGATTTCGTAACGGTTGATAACTTCACTTCCGCCTCCTTCAACTTTGATGTGAGGTCATCTACTATGGTTTTGAGACTGGAGATGTGCGATTTTTGCTTCTTCATCTTTAAATCATTCACCTCACTGTTTCTAGTAATGAGTTCATCGCGTTCTTTTTTGAGACCCAAAATAATAACTTTCTGTTTTCTGATTTTGACATCACGTGTGTGGATTTTCTTCTTGACAACCTTATCAATTTCGGGTCCAAGATCTATTGTGAACTTGGAAGCCTTACGTGGTCGTGAGGAAGATTTTACCATTTTACTTAAATTTTACTATTGAAACTTTAACTTAGGTACTTTAGTTTCCGAACGCGACACCACCCATGCCCTGCTTTACACGTAAAATGTTGTAATTTACGGCGTACGCACGAACCATGTTACCGTTCCTGGTGCCAGTACCCGCGAGGGATAACTTGGCAGTATCAATTCGGCTGAAATTTAGGGTTCCAGTTGGTTGAGACTTGTTCATGGTTATGCAGAAAGGCCAAGTGAAGGTGGAGACGGTGCTGAGAGCATCTTGAGGGAGGACAGAGCAGTGCATCTCTGGGACAACGTTGTGGTGGAAGGCGGCGGACATATTCTCAAAGAGAGGTGTACCGTTAATATAGAGAGTGGCGGTATCAAAAGTCCAGTTAGTAGACCACTTATTGGTATCAGCTTCCGAAGAAACAACGTGGACGGCCTTGACTGGGTGGTTGAAGTAAGTAAGATCAACCTCGGTATCCGCGGCACTCATGAGTTGGTGTTGAGTTTGAGTGAAGAGAATCTCATGCTCATTGTTGGCGAAGAAATCGCGCTCGGGTGTATCAAGGTACACATACGTACCGAATACCTTTACGTTGCTGGGAGCAAATGTGCCATTCCTGCACTTCACCCTGATCTCAACATCATGATATTGGAGACCAACCAAAGGAAGGGATTTGGTCCAGTCATCAGAGAAGAAGAAGGGAAGAACGTAGTGGTTCGCGGAAGTGGAAGAACCGAGGGCATTCTGGGGGCACTCATCAAGGGTGAGAGCGCAAGAAGCCTTGGCTTGAGTATCCTTGTACAAAAGGTTATGAACACCCTGGATGTAGAGGGAATCAATCTGGGAAACCTTTTGGCCACCAATCCAAAGCTGGAATTCAGTGGTAGTGGAATCATCCTTGTCGAAGAAACCGGTATCAGCGGCACCGACGCCACCGATGTTCTCAGCCTCAATCCACACATAACTCAAGAGATCACCCTTGGTCTTGATGGGAATGGTAACCTCATTACCACTTCCGAAGGTACCGATATAATCGAGCCTTTCTGGTTTGATCGCGAAGTTGGTATACCTCTTGTAATTTTGTCTAAAAAACGACACCTCGGGCTGACCAGTGATATAGACGTCCTGGGCACCCACCGACACGAGGTCAATTAAAGCAGCTGACATTTATTAGTAAACGATATTAAAATTTTAGCTCAATGTATACATATCGGGATGGGTGTTGAATTTCAGGCACTCACATGGGAAACAGTTGACACAGACGAGGAACATTTAGTGAGTATTTTTGGTAAGACTGAGAATGGTAAATCTATTTGTGTAACAACTGCGTTTACACCATACTTCTTCGTCAAGCTTCCTGAACATGTCACGCAACAAAAGGTTCAGGAAATCTACCGAGTTCTGGATAAAAAGAGTCCGAACTGTCTGGTTTCGTATTCTATTATGAGGTCTAAGGATGTTTGGGGTTTTCAAAATAATAAGGAATTTTCCTATATGAAATTGGACTTTAAGAATCTAGCGAGTCGTCGCCGCGTTGATTATATGTTGAAGAATCCTATTCAATTCTCATATGGTACTGAAAGATTCAAAGTTTTTGAATCTAACATTGACCCCGTACTTCGTTTGATGCATAGAACTGGTATTCAGTCAACTGGTTGGTTAAACTCTGGTGATAATTGTGTTCGTACACATTTGGCCAAGGTGGACATTGATCTTTTCTGTAATGACTGGAAGACCCTAAAGCCCGTCGCACGTGATGATATTGCTCCATTTGTTGTGGCATCAGTTGACATTGAGTGTAACAGTTCTACTGGTAAATTTCCAGATCCGGATGTAAGAGGTGACGCGTGTTTCCAAATTGCTATTTCTTTGTGTAAGTTTGGTAACGATGAACCCTACGATAAAACATGCCTTTGCTACAAGAAAACTGATTCAAATTTAGATGGTTCTACTATCATTAGTTTTGATACTGAAAGAGAGATGCTTGAGGCATTTCAGAAGTATATACATGAGAAAGATGTAGACATCATTACTGGCTGGAATATTTTTGGATTTGATCTTAACTACATTTACACAAGGGCGTTTATTACTGGCTGTAATCCCGAATTTTTCAAGATGGGTAAATTGAAATCACAAACATGTGAGATTTCCATTAAGAAGTTGAGTTCAAGTGCGTTGGGTGATAATGTACTGAAGCTTCTTCCTATGAGTGGTCGCTTCATTTTTGATTTGTTCCATGAGGTGAAGAAGGGTTACAAACTTGATAGTTACAAACTTAATGAAGTTTCCAAACTCTATCTTGGAGATCAAAAGATTGACATGGCTCCAAAGGAAATGTTTGCTCGGTATCTAGAGGGTGATCCCGTGAAGCTACGAGAAGTTGCGGAATACTGTATCAAGGATACACTGCTACCACATAAACTCATGAAGAAGATGTGTATCCTACTCAATCTCCTTGAGATGGCTAAAGCTACTTGGGTACCACTCTGTTTTCTCGTTGAACGGGGACAGCAGATTAAGGTCTTCTCCCAACTTACAAAGAAGGCTCGTGAAATGGGATTTATGGTACCAACGATTCGCTGGGGACAGTTACCCGAGGAACAATACGAAGGAGCAACGGTTCTAGAAGCCCAAAAGGGTGCGTATTATACTCCGATTACTGCCCTAGATTTTGAAGCACTGTACCCATCTATTATGATGGCTCACAACCTCTGTTACTCTTCGTATGTTATGAATGAGAAGGACTACGGCAACATACCTGGTATTGAATACGAAACATTCAAGATTGGTCAAAAGACCTACAAGTTTGCACAAGATGTTCCGAGTCTCTTACCGGCGATTCTTCTTGAGCTTAAGCAGTTTCGTAAAAAGGCTAAGAAGGATATGGCAGCTGCAACAGGTTATATGAAGGAGGTCTACAATGGTAAACAGTTGGCTTACAAAATCAGTATGAACTCTGTCTATGGGTTTACAGGTGCTGGCAAAGGTATTCTTCCATGTGTACCTATTGCGTCTACGACGACCTTCCGTGGACGGGCTATGATTGAAGAGACTAAGAACTATGTTGAAAAGAACTTCCCGGGTTCAAAGGTGAGATATGGTGACACAGATTCAGTCATGGTTGAATTTGATGTGGGTGATCGCAAGGGTGAAGAAGCTGTTAAGTACAGCTGGGAGATTGGTGAGAGAGCTGCCGAAGAGTGCTCAGCTCTCTTCAAAAAGCCTAACAATCTAGAGCTTGAGAAGGTATACTGGCCTTATTTCCTGTACTCAAAGAAGAGGTATGCTGCTAAATTGTGGACGAAGGGTAGGGATGGTAATATGAACATGGACTATATTGACATTAAGGGTCTCCAAGTTGTTCGTAGAGATAATACACCCCATGTCAGAGAGGTGTGTAAGGAACTCCTAGATGTTGTACTGACCTCAAGTGACCCGGGACCACCAAAAGAGCTTGCAAAAGAGCGCGCAGTTGAACTCCTTTCTGGTGATGTTTCAAATGAGAAATTGATTTTGAGTCAATCTTTGTCGGATAGTTATAAGGTATCTGGGCAATCCGTGTCTATAACAAGTCCGGAGAGTTGTAATATCAATCAAGCACATGTACAGGTTGTTAATAAGATGAGGCAACGTAAACCCGGGTCTGAGCCACAATCCGGTGACCGTGTTCCATACCTACTCGTGAACACGGGTGACCCTAAAGCTAAGGCTTTTGAAAAATCCGAAGATCCAAAATACGTTGAAGAGCAAAACCTCCCAGTTGATTATAAGTACTACTTCATCAATAAATTTTTAAACCCTGTATGCGATCTACTTGACCCTCTGTATGAGAACACGAAGCAAGAAATATTCGGTGAGTTGATTACTCAATGCAAACCACCACCAAAGAAACGTGAACCTCCCCTAAGTACGATGAAGAAAGTGGATTTGATAGAGGAATGTAAAAGACTTGGTCTAGATTTTGACGGTAAAATCACGGATCTTAAAGATCGTATAAAAAATGCTCGTGTTCAACGAGAAGAAAGTATTGAAGACATATTTAAAAACTACGAACAAGAAATAGATAAGTCATGAGTCTTAATGAAAAAATCGCCGATTTGTTAGAAGAAGAGTTGAAGTTGCGTATGGATCTTTTATTGACTGAGTATGCAGAAACGATATCTAAAAAATACCAGATTTCGTTACAGCTACTTCTAAAAGATATCCCATGTGTTTCTGTAACAAGTACATGTATGGGAACAAAACCGGATGGTTCTAGGTGTACTTTCAAGGGTATTCATAATGGGTATTGTGGGAAGCACCAAAAACAAGGTG